CTAATAACACACCCTATCCAATTGTATTCTCAAATTTAACTGATGGGTTTTCTACAATACTGCTTGATTCTAATGTAACAATCAACCCACATACTGATACAATAAAATCAACTAATTTTGAGGGCAATTTAATAGGCACATTAGATAGTTATAATTCTGAGGCATTTATAAATGAAACACATACAAAACAACAGGCTCCAAATGACCTTGCTCCTGGTTGGTATACAGTTGCAATTGTACCAGTAGGAAGAGCAACTGGTAGATTCGCATTACGAGACCAACAAGGTTCTGCTCGACACCAATCAACTACTTTTTATGCATCACATATATATGGAGATGATAAAGGAACACAACTTACAGTATTAAATAATAATAGCTACAGTAATATAGTTTATACACATATTCGAATAAAAGAAGGTCACATATATGATGGTGCAGCATTACAAGTGTATGTTCGTGATACTGATACTCTAAATTCCGACAATCTAGAAGAAACTAATCATTCAACTAGATTAAGCGTATTTTTGTTAGGTGATAATTATCTTGAAGAAAGTAGTAACAGTCATAAATGGAGATTAGTTAATTGGATTCCAGATACCGATAATCCAGGTGTCTCTATTAGTACTAGTTCCACTACAACATGGGCAAACTTTACATCTAAAGCAGAAGTTAATCTAGAAGATTTTTGGGCAGGAATGGCAGTAACACCTGGCCCAATTTCTGGATCATTTATAGGTAATGGTAGTGGTTTAGAAAATGTTTGTGGAAAAAGAGTATATCTATCCACAACAACAAATGGCGCAGATTACCCAATACCTTTCCAATTTGGTACTACCACAGCTGCAGGTTGTATGGATTTAGCTAAAGATTCAGCAAATGATTTTACTTATAATCCAAGTTTAAATATATTAAAAGTTCCAAAAATAACTGTCGATACAATCAACACAAAAGTACTTCGTTATCAAGAATTTTCTGCTGATTGGCATACTGCTACTACTAAAAAATATTTACCACTTAGTAATGCATATTTTAATGAAACTACATCAGCCGGTATATATTATTCAAGGTATATATTTACTGATGATGTTGCTGTAAGTGATGTTAAAATAGAAATGAGAATGGAAAGATCCATGAATTTCAAACTTGAAGTACGTCACCACCCATTAGGGGGAATATTATCTAGTGGTTTTAATCAATTTAATAGTAATGGATTTGTTTATAATAATGATACTGTATTTGAACATGTGTTAGATAATGGTCCTGCGAATGGATTTAATAAAGGAGATTTTTTATACATTGCTATAGATCCTATAGGCTCAGGTGAATCCAATTCTCCAGGAGAAGTTAATGGTCACCTTATTATTTGTTATGATAATAAACAAACATTAACATCTGGTGTTAATACTGCTCCAACCATACCTACCATCATCAGTTAAATCAAAATTATCATTAATTTATAATTTTCCACAGTAATCCAAATTTTATTTATATTTATATAGGAACAAACCAACTAAATTATGGCAAACATTCCTATATGGCCCGGCTCATCATCATTTTTTCCAGGAGACACACCTTTTGGTTTTTATGACACAGACACTCAATTCCAATCTGACGCAGATAAAGTTGCAGATTGGTGTGTAAGACGTATGGGTTATCCATTAGTAGACATTGAATTACAAGCAGTAAATCTATTTACTTGCTTTGAAGAAGCAATTAATGAGTATGGTTCACAACTTTACCATTTTCAAATAATAAATAGCTTCCATACTTTAGAGGGAACATCTACAGGATCAAAATTAAATGATAATATAATTGCTCCTAATTTAGGTAACACAATTAATATTGCAGAACAATATGGTAGTGAAACGGATGGAGCAGGAGGGAATTATAAATTAGAAAAAGGTACATTAAATGTAATAGCGGGACAACAAAATTATGATTTATTAACATCCACATCATCTTCATTAAGTGGCTCAGAAGCAGTTTATTTAAAACGAGTTTACCATTATGCTCCTTCCGCAATTAATAGATATTTTGACCCATACGCAGGTACAGGTACAGGAATTCAATCATTAATGCAATCATTTGGGTTTGGTAATTATTCACCAGGTGTTAACTTTATGTTAATGCCTATGTATTTTGATGTTTTAAAATTACAAGCAATTGAATTAAATGATGCTATTAGAAAATCAGCATACCATTTTGATGTAGAAAACAATAGATATTTAAAATTATTCCCTATACCTGAAAAAAACTATACTTTACATTATGAGTATGTTTTAAAATCAGTAGCTAATAACCCAGTTAAAGACACAACAGGTGGTATAACAAATATGTCAAATGTACCTTATACTAATCCAACATATAAACTTATTAATGAACCTGGGAGACAATGGATTCGTAGATATGCATTAGCATTAGCTAAAGAAATGTTAGGAAGTGTAAGAGGTAAATATCAGTCGGTCCCTATCCCGGGTGACACAACAGTATTAGATTTTGCTAGATTATTAAGTGAAGCAGCATCAGAAAAAACAGCTTTAATTGAAGAATTAAAAACATTCTTAGAAGAAACAACTAGGGTTAAACAACTTGAAAGGCAAAACCAAGAAGCTCAATTAACTCAAGAAACTTTTTATAAAGTTCCATACCCAATTTATATAGGATAATGATTAAATTAACAAACATATTATCTGAAATGTTAAATACATTTGAAGTTCAGGCAGAAATTATATCTGATAGAAAATCAAACATTTCTGAAATTTTAGATTCAATTCGAGCAGTTAAAAGCATAACAACTATTCGTAACATTACACCACCTGAATATCCACAAAGAGAAGGTGTCGAATACACTTTAGTCATATTAAAGTTTGTAACACGAATAGATGCAAAACAAAATTTGCTACAAATTAAAGATGATATTTTAACTTCAGATGGAGGACCAACAGACTTAAGAGTACCAGGTGTAAAAAGCTTTAAATATAAAATTGACACTATAAAACGTAAATAATGGCTTTATTTGGGGGAAAAAGAGACATATCATTATTTAAAAGTATAAGTAAAGAAATAGTAAACGACATCATTCAAACAGAAGTCGCATATTATAAATTTGCTTTAGAACAAACTAACGTAAATGTTTATGGTGAAGCCCCCGGTAAAAATTATTATGAACCGTTGAAAATAGCGAGTTTAATAAATAGACAAGACCAATCGTGGTCGTCTGACGACTTTGGTCCTGACGTTAATCAAACCATTGGTTTTACGTTTTTAAAACAAGAATTAGTTGACATAAATTTATTACCTGAAGTTGGTGATTTAATCCTTTTTCGTAATAATTTTTACGAAGTTGACAGTAGAATTGAAAATCAACTTTTTATGGGAAGAGACCCAGATTATGCTTTATCAAAAGAAACATCAGGTTTTGGAGGAAGTTTTTCTATGATAATAAACACACATATTTCAAGAGTAGAAAAATTAAACTTAATTCCACTTAGAGGTGGAAAATATCCTACAACTACAAAAGTAGATGGAAGAACAGCAAATAAACTCGAATAATGTCAGACAAAAAAACAAATCCAAGAAGACCCACCCCCTCAAGTGGGTATGATAAATTAAGACAAAACCTAGAATCAGGTTTTGCTGATGGTTTCCCTGTTGAAGAATTTCCTGCACCTGACAATAGAGCTAACATTAATAGAGGTACAATAACTACTCGAAAAGATGATACTGTTAAAGATATTTCAATTGGTTTACAAGACCATGATGAAGCTATAATTCATTATTTTAAAAAAGTAATAAAACCCACAGTTATATCAAATGGGGATAGAATAGATGTTCCTATAATGTATGGGGCTCCAGAAAGATGGAAATCAATTCAAAAAGATGGATATTTTAGAGATAAAGAAGGAAAATTACAAGTTCCTCTTATTATGTTTAAAAGAAATTCTATTGAAAAACGAAGAGATCTTGGAAATAAGATGGATGGGAATAACCCTCAATTATATTATACATTTCAAGAACGTTATACTAAAAGAAATCAATATGATAATTTCTCAGCATTACAGGGTAAAATCCCCCAAAAACAATTCCATGCTGTTGTAGTTCCTGACTTTGTAAATATAACTTATACTTGTACTATATGGTGTGATTATATTTCTCAAATGAATAAATTAATAGAATCAATAAATTATTCTTCAGATTCATATTGGGGTGATAAAGATCGTTTTAAATTTAATGCTTCTATAGACACATTTAGTAATACTACAGAACTAAACATAGGTGATAATAGAATTGTAAAAACTGACTTTGGTTTAAAACTTCAAGGATACTTAGTACCAAATAGTATTAATAAAGAATTAACACAACAACCATCTAAATTCTTTAGCAAATCAAGTGTTGTGTTTAAAGATGAATTAACCACAAAATCTACAGGAATTTCTAAAACAAGAGAAGAAGTAAGAGATTCACAAGGTCCATTAAATATACAATAATAAGTTATGAACATTAATTGGAATAATGCTAATTTTGTTTGGGACTCAAATTCATTTACATGGGATGAAGTTCAATTAGTTGAAGAAATAGTTGAAACCGTCCAACAAAGAGGAGGTATTATTGAAGATGATATGTCTTGGATGAAACCCGAAAAAAAGAAACAACTTATTAAACTTATTCTTAAAGTTAAAGGAGAAACTCTTACAGAATCTAAAACTAAACCAATCAAACAGTATAAAATAAAAGCTGAAGATGTAAGATTAGTAATTAAAGAGGTAAATGGTGTAGAACTAACAACCGAAAACGTATCCTTTTAATATTTATTACAAAATACAAGAATGTATAAATTATTTACAGATAAAACGGAACTATTTGAGTGTAATATTTCACTTCAAGGTGCAAGTTTAAAAAAATCAAAAGCAAGATTAGTAGTCGAAACTCAAGATTATTCTTTACTTTTTAATGGTTCTATCAATTCTAACGGTAAATGTGAAATACCAATTAGAAAACTTAAAGGCCTTATAGATGAAGACACCAGTGGTAATATTCGTTTAGAGGTAATTGCCGAAGACACATTCTTTACTCCTTGGCAAAGTGACTTTGAAGTTGAAACAAGTAGAAAAGTTACCGTAGAAGTAAAAACCCAAACAACCCAAAAACCCATTTTAGAAGCTAAAGCGACAATAAAACCACAACAAGTTACAAAATCTGAAAAGAAACATGTGGTTAACTTATTTAAACTTCTTATAAAAGAAGACATTAACATAGATAATATATCTTACAAACGAAACGAATTAAATAATATAGTTGCTACTTATCTTAAAGAAAACACAGTTAATGACACTGAAAAAGTTATTAATGGCGTTTTAAAGATATTAGAAAGTAAAAAATAAAATGGTTTTAAATGGCTCTTCCAGATTTAACAGGTCAAAACATACAAGACACTTACCAACGAGTATTACAAACTGATAATGGTACTCTTAGAGATGGTACTGGTTCTCTAGTTGACGAACTAACAGTTCCTGGTACAGGTTCATTTGGTAGAGTTTTATGTACTACAATCTCAGCCTCTACGGGTGAATTTGATGCAAATACAATTTTTATTGGTGGGGTTTCTTTTAATAAATCAGATTTAGATGATTTAAAGGAAGGAAAGACAATCAACACAGTTACTAAAGATTTAGGAGAAGGAGACACAGGTAAAGCCAATATTATTCGTCCTGAAGCTGTAATGCATCCTGATGATAATAGTACTTACAGTAAATATACAACAACAGGTAGAATAGGTACGTTTGTTAGTGGTACATTATTTCATGATTTAAATTTAAATGGAAGTAATAATTACGCTGTAATAGGTGATGGTAACACTGACATACAACTTAAAGGTAATATAAACGAAGCAACTTTAGATGGTGGAACCTTCTAATATTTATAATATATGGCAAGTACAATACAAATAAAAAGAGGAACAGGATCAGCAGTACCATCAGGATTAGCTGATGGAGAATTAGCAATTAATCTTGACAATAGAAGATTATACTTTGGTTCAGGTTCAACTAGTGTAAATGATTTTTCTTTTGGAGAAATCACAGCAGAAAAATATATAGTTTCATCTTCAGTCTTATATGTTACAACTTCTTTTAGTTCGGGTTCAACTGAATTTGGGGACACAACAGATGACACACATACATTCATAGGTAATATAACAGCCTCAGGTAACATAAGCTCAAGTGGTACTATTACAGGTAATTCAATAGCAGGTACATTATCAACGGCAGCTCAAACAAACATAACATCAGTCGGTACTCTTACTAATTTAGTTGTAGATAATGTTCAAATAGATAGTAATGCTATAAATAGCACATCAGACACTGATGTGTTTATTTCTATGGGGACTGCAGGTTTTGGTTTTGAAGCTAATAATGGAGATCTCTTTAATTTTAACTCAGCCCAAAATAATGTAGATTTCCAATATAATGGTGAAAATGATAGTAATCTTCTTTACATTGATGCTTCTGCCGACAAAGTAGGTATAGGAGTATCAACACCTGGAGAAAAACTAACAGTAGCAGGTAATATAAGTGCAAGTGGAAATGTAATTACTAATAATATAACAGCCTCAGGTAATATAAGTGCAAGTGGGGCAATTACTACAATAGGTCTTATAAAAACAAATGGGAATATAACAGGAACTAATTTACTAATAGATACAATAGAATTAGGCCATGCAAGTATAGGAGATACAACAATAGCTAGGTCAGCAGCAGGACAAATAACAGTAGAAAATAAAGTAGTTTTACTAGAAGGAGCACAAACAGGAATAACCACTATTTTTAAAGAAGATTTAAAAATAGGAGAAGATACTCAAACAGCTATAGATTTTGAAACAGCTAATGAAATTCATTTTGATGCAGATAATGCAGAAGTAATGAATTTAAATACTTTAGGTATAAATCTTACAGGTGCTATAACAGCCTCAGGTAATATAAGTTCGAGTGGAGCTATAATAGGAAATATAGGTACATTTAATGATTTAGGACATATAACATCCTCAGGCAATATAAGTTCAAGTGGTACAGTTAAAGCCGGCATTTTACAAGCATCATCTTTAGCAGTAGATTTAGGTATATTTGGCACATTAACAACATCAGGAGATGCTGATATATTAGGTAATATAGAATTAGGAGACCAAAATGATACTACTATAGCTAGATCAGCTGCGGGGGCAATAACAGTAGAAGGTGTGCCTGTATTATTACAAGGTTTAGATACTTTAGTAGGTCATATAACATCTTCGGGTAATATAAGTGCAAGTGGTATTATTACCGCAGAGGGCTTAACTATAACAGATGATGCATTTATTACTGATGATTTAATAGTAACAGGAGACATATCATGTAATAATTTTTCACTAGCAGGAGTAATTTCCCATGTGGGGAATACTGACACTAAAATAACATTTGGTCATAGTGATTCTATAACTTTTTCAGCAGGTGGAACTGATCTTTTAATATTATCTGAAGGAACGACAGACACTATTGCTTTAGGGGCAGCAATCTCAACACATATAACAGCCTCAGGTAATGTAAGTGCAAGTGGTACAATTATAGCATCTAATTTAAGTGGAACAAACACAGGTGATCAAGACTTATCATCTTACTCAACTATTACTCAACTTAACGCTTCTAGTTCTACTTTACAGACAAACATAGATGCAAAAGCACCAATAGCTAACCCTTCATTCACAGGTCCGTTACATGTGTCAGCTTCAGGTGAATCAAAATTTGATTTAGTAGACACAGGAGGACAAACATATAGATTATTTGCTAGAAATTCAGATGATGTGTTTGGAATATATGACGTAACACAAACCCGAACT